TATTGGGCACCGACGTAAACAACCACGCCGCTTTTACCTACCTTGTGCCCGATGTGCTTGCGTGAATCGTTGCTAAATGCGGGATTGTCTTTGAACTTCTTGCTCCATCGCTTACGACTTCCGCTCTCTCTCGATGATCTCGATAGCGGCTCTGTGGCCCGTGCGATAGGCTTTGCAAACTCTCCAAGGCACCTACCGAACGGCCCGTTGCGAAGCGTCAAAGGGATCGCTCCGATTGCCTTGATTAAGTCCATGTTGATTTCGATGCTGCTGCCCATTACATCACCACCGAGCAAATTAGGTCGATATACCTTCGCAAGCCATCGACTGGGTTAATATGCGTGATGCCGTAGTTTTCGCCATCGTAAACGACTTGCATTTGCGTATTGTATCCGCTTCGATATCGTACGCGAAAAACTGCCCTTGTCCCCGCTTCTAGTTGCCTTCCTCGCATCGACTCCGTACCGCCCGTTGGGTAGTATTCGCAAGGCTCGCCAACGACGTAATTAGACCACGATACAACCGGCTGACCTGATGCGTCTTGCGTCTCGGTCTTTTGTTGGATCGTGCAACGCTGCCGAAGTCTGCCAACTCGTAAATCTCTTGGTCGTCCGCTCATGGGTAAGAACTCCGCATGTAACGCCGAACCAACATTTCATACGGTCGCATCGTCTGCAACGCTTCGCTCATGAGCATATCGCGGTTCTCAAAGTAATGAGCCACTAGCAACTTAATAGCCGCCTTTGCCGCTTCTGGTACGCTCTGCCCGTCCTGCGAATAGCCGCATTTGTAAGTTATCGCCCACGAATCCCAGCGATAGGCCGTCGATGGTAGGCTAACCAAATACGCAAGCCTAATTTGATCCACGTGCAATTGATACGAAGCACTCGACAACGTTTGCAGCACATTGCCACCATCGTAATACTGGATCGAGGTGATTGAGTGGATTGGTGATCGCAATAGCGTAAAGCCATCGTAGAGCGAGCCAACCCGCAAGCGTAGCGTTTGGTAGCAAGTGACCGTATCGGTATCATGCTCCCACTGCTCCCTAGCCGCCTGAATCAAGGCGGACAAGTGAACATCGTGCGTAGTATCGCTACTTGCGATTTCGAGTTGCTTTTTTGCTTCGCTCAGTGTCACCGGCTCGGTTGTCGGCCCTGTCACTAGCTCTGGTATCAATCTCACGAGCGATGCCCCTTCGAATCAAGATATCTTCGACACCTGCCCCGAAGGCTTCCGACTGATACCCAGCCGGAAAGCCATTCCAAGGTTTAATCAATTCGATTGCCATTAGACAACCAAGCACACATCGCCGTCAGCAGTTGCCGCCGAAGTGATCGGAGGGAACTTGGCTCGGCTAAGAATCGCAACAGCAGCGATGTAACCACCGCTAGTTCCGTCTCCAAAGGTAGCAACCAACTTCAAAAACGGATCAAGCCCGCGAAGTTCGATTTGAAAAACGCAAGTCTGCCCGTCATCGGTCGCACTTGGAAGTGCGAGCGTTGCACCGCCAAGACCGCTGCCACCTGCGAAGGTCGCTCCAGTAATGTCAGCGTAAGTCCCGCCGCTGGTCGAGGACGACTGTACTTTCAGCGCAGTCATCGCAATATCGGTTGCTCCGAGTTGCACAACGATGGTTGCGTAATCAAAACCGCGACAATCAACAACATCAGCCGTAGCCGTATTGTTGTCGATCAACGCACCGGGCTTGACCGCCGAGACAAATTTACAATGTTGCAGTTCGTTCAAAGTATCACCTTCTTTCCTTTGTTGTTGGTTTAGTTACGCTGCGGCAACGAGAGACAAGATCGGCCCAGCTTCGCTAGCCGTTCCTCGCTCGTGGCAGTTAAAATCCCATCGCATCGTCGAGCGATACGCGATTTGGTCGAGTTCAAAGTACCTGGAAGCATCAGCCGCGATTGAAAGCCGTCGCCGCATTCCGAGAGTAGCCGAGAGCCCGAGGTCGCCGAAGTAGGCGAACTTAGTTCCGCCCGATACCGTTTTCGGCATGACGTTGACGAAAACAACTGGGTAGCCAAGGAATGACGTTACAGGGCCGCTTCCGAGGTCTTCTTTGTTATTTCCGCCTGATGCCAACTGGAGTCGCCCTAATACGTTCGACCAAATAGCTTTGTGGCAGAACCAAACTGGAGCGATGCCTTGGTAGTCTGGCAGCTTTCCGACAGCTTCTTGGAATACCGCAATCGTCAACGCCGCCATTGTGTTTTGACCGGCCGCAGCGGTTACTACAGATCCAGCGTTGAGCACATTGGCAAGACCTTGCACGCCGTGATTAGCTGCCTCGCCGTTTCCTAGGAATCCTGCGGTATCTGCTCGCAATGCTTGAGCCCTAGCAATGGAAGTTGCTAGCATGTCAGCGATTGCAATAACAGAATCCTCGTTGAGTTCGCTTGGGACTCGCGTCAAAGTACCGAACTTGCGAGCAACCAGGTTGACCGGGCTGAATGTCGGGTCGCTTGCGGTGATTTCGTCAGACTCTCCGACCGCGTAGGCGATAACGTCGGAAAGTTGACGAGGTACGCTGAGCGTATCCGATGCCATCGGGTAATTGCGAGCGTATTGAGGGATAATGCCGTAGGACTCGAAGAGAGAGATAACGGCACTTTCAAACTCAGGCGGGACGAGAGTGCCGCCGCGTAAGTCGTCACTGCCGCTCATCACATTCTCAACGCCGTGATCCAGGCACCACTGCTTTGCCTTGGCATCCTTGTAGACGGTCGCGAGAATGTACTGGCCGGATCGGTACGCGTTTACTTCCGCGTCTTCACCCTTAAACGCAACTAAAGAGCGAGTTGCTCTAGCCCGTGCGGGGATCTTGAAAGGCTTGCTTTCACCGCTCCCCGATTGAGTTTCGTTGACTTGTCGGACAGTGTTAGAAACTGCGGACTCAATGCGGATTGCTCGTTCGCGTTCCTTGCTCAAGTTTTCAATCTGACCGGCTTTGCCGTCAGTGCCAACGATTGCGTCAATCTCTGCTTGTTCGTCTGCAAGTAGGTCGCGGTTGTCTTGCGATGCTACATCCTGAATGGCCTTAACCCTGGCTTGCAAGGCTACGATTTCTTCGCCGATTTGCTTTGCGGTTTTCATACCGACTGCTCCTGTGCTGTGTGGCAGTCGATAAACCAAGATAGCGGCATGACTGCCACGGTTTCGTTAAAAACTATTCCGTGTGTCACTGCCGCTAATTAGTTGCAGAGTTTTTGAGACTTACGCTCAAAGATCGCACAAGGGACTCGAACCCTTCGTTTTTGCACGGTTTACAACGCCGTGTGCCCTCACCCGTTCGGCTAGTGCGATGCACTAAACCTAGCAAGTACCTAGCGGCTTGTCAAGCCTCCAGTGTATTGAGCCATCTTTGCTTTGAGCAAGTTAACGCGGGCTTGGTCGAATGCGTTCGAGGTCTTCCGCTTCTTGCCGTTCTCAATTCGACCAGTTGCAAAGCCTAGTTCAATCGCCTTTTCGACTTCGTACCAAGACTCATTCGCCATCGCGGTCTCGATTTCGCTCTTTGACAACTTCGCGTATTGCGAATAGATGTCCGCTAGCGATGCGTCGTAGGATTCGAGAGCGTTGATCACCTTCGCCAACTCTTCCCGGTTGCCGAATGCGAAGCCCATCGCACGATGTATCATGAGCCTTGAACCGTCCGCCATCAGCCTTTTAGCACCGCCTAGAAAAATGATCGACGCCGCCGATGCCGCTAGGCTATCGTTGATCGTTGTAACCTCGCCTTTGTGCGATCGTAGCGTGTTGTAGATCGCAATTCCCTCATCCGCTGCTCCACCTGGTGAGTTAATGCGAACAGTAACCGCGTTTGAGCCAAAAGAACGAAGAGCATCGACAACGCCACGCTGTGTAATCGGATTCTCATCCCATCCATCGCCAACAACGCCGGATAGCAGGATTTCATTCAGTTCCGCCTTGATTTCGATCATTTTCCACCCCTTTTCAGGTCAAAAACCCTGTTTTCCCACGTTTTCACCTCGTTTTCGACCGCTTTTTTAAGCGATTCGCCCCCGTTTTTAGCCGCTAATTCGGCCAAAATTAGCGTCGATTTCTCGCAGTGGATGCGTGCCAAGTCGCGGTCGAGTCCGATTGCTTCAATCTTATCCGCTAGTTTCGCTTGCCATTTGGGGTAGTTTTTGGCGATCCAAGCGACGAATTGAGCCTTTCCACTGGCGTTGATCGCGTTATTGCCCTCTGTTTTGATAAGGTCACGCAACATTTGCTCGACTGCCATCGCGTTTTGCGAATCTTCTGTTTCGTCTTCGGCCTCTTCCTCTGGCGTATCTTCGACTTCATCAACCGACTGTTCGCCGGTCGCTTCGGAGATTGCAGGGTTAATAAACTCATCGCCGCCGACGTATGGGTTAAGATCGAGTTTTGCCCTGCATTCATTCGGGTTCATGATCCGCGATGCGATAGCCTTGCTAAAGCTTTCCATCGTCGTTCTAAGGTCAGTCCTGTAGAGTGCCGCCGCGTTGAACTTAAAGTAAACCTCGCCGCTTTGCTTCTCTTGGCGTGTTCGCAATTTCATATCGCATTGTTCCTCGAACTTGACTAGCCAACGGTCAAGGGCTTGCATGTAGGCTAGGTTTTTTTGCTCGAGTGAATTGTACGATGTAGACTCACCATCGCCCGGCATACCTTCGAGTCCAAAGAGCATGCCGATATCCTGCCTAGTGAAGCGTTGCAACTCTGCAAACTGTGCATCGTTGTTTGACATGCTTACCGCATTGGCCTTAACGCCTTCGCGTAGCAAGCCTGCTTTCGCCGAGTTCTCCGCTCCTGCTTCGACCTTGTTAAACGCGTCAATAAACTCTTTCGCGTCCTCTGCTTTGCGAAACGCTCCGGCAGGGGCTTCAAGGAAAAGTTTACCGCGAAAACCTCTTCGCAGTTGAGTATTGGTGAACTTGGTTTGCTCTACACCCGTTGAGAAAGTGATGTTTGCAATATCCAACAATCCGATTCCCTCGACGCCATCGTAAGAAAAGCCTGGAAGGTGCAAGACGTCCGCATCGGGGAAAATCAGATAGCCGTTTTTGTCAGTGTCGAACCCGTCGAACAGGTCTTTTTTGATTTGATCTTCTGGTTGCGTTACGTGCCACTTCTTGCCGTTGTAAATGATCGTCCAGGTATTTTCAGGCAGCATCGGTATCAACTCAACCGGCCTGCCTGACTTGCGAATAATCGCTGCTCGACCGTTGCCACGCATTAGAGCGTGTGACAACATCTGCTCTTTAAAGGTCGTCGGAGCCTGCACCTTGTTAGGCTCTTCCCTCAATAGGATGTAGCCTGGATGCTCGGTATCGTTTACCGCTCCATCACCCTCACGCCGCTTAACATCGATTGGCAGTCGCCCAAAGTCACCCGTCAGTTTGTTGTGTGCGTACCATGCTGGCGGTACTCCAAGGGCTTCGCGTACCGTCACCCTTCGACCGTTGCTGAACTGGTCTTCGCTTAGTCCCATCCATTGCAGTAAGGCATTCATCAGCGACATTCTGCATACTCCCTTTAAGTAACGTATAAACTACCCGATGAACGCTCTTTTTGCAAACTTGCGATGCGGTACGCCATCACTGCCGCAACGATAGGGTCGATCTTGTCTTTGCTGTTTTTCTTGTCGAACATCCACCTGTCCTGACGGTCTTTGCAGATAATAGCGTTGTTCGCGCACCACCTGAGCAACTTGCTATCCGAGAAGACTAGCCGCCCCTCTTGCATCAGTTGTATAAAGTCGCGGATAGCCTCGTTGAAGTTGGCTTGATTTTGTGCCATGCGAGCCGCTACCGCTCCGGTCTTCTCAAGTCTCTCGCCTAACTGCTGTCCGTTGTATGGATCGTACGCTACAGTCTGAATCTCGTACGCTTCGAGTTCCTCAATAAGCGATGCGGTCAGATCCTCGATTGGGTACTCGCACTTGTACAACTCTTCCGTGTGGATGAACTCGGCAAACGGCATCGCTGACAGTTCGCGTTTGGAATCCGCCGCAATAAACGCCCGCGTTTTGATCTCGTAGCGGTAAACGGTCTTTCCCTTGTCGTCGACCGAAACCGGGAAGCGTCCACAAATCGCATACGCTGCCAAGTCATCCCTGGAGCCAAGGTCAACACCCGCTCCAAGTCCGTCAGCC